GTTGTCCTCCACGCAGTCGGTCTCGATGCACTCCAGCAGCTCGACGATTTCCTCGAAGTGCACACCGATCTGGACGGACAGGTGCGCAGGGTTCAGCTGCTCCTTGCCGCAGGCCTTCAGCCAAGCCGCTGTGCGCTCAAAGTTGCTTGTCTGTGCCTCGGATACCAGTCGCTCGTTTCTGGCCCGTAAAAGCCGGTTCTCGTATTCCAGCTCGGCCACCAGCATGTCCAGCTTCATCTCGTCTTCGGTCATGTGTTTTTCTCCAAGATGTTTTTGATCTGCTCGTACACATCGTTTCTCACGTAATTGTCGGCTTCTCGCTTGTCCCACCCTGCGTAACGCATTTCGTTTTCTCAGTGTTGAAACAACACATACATCTCACGCAAGCAGTCTGCAGCCTTGCCATGCAAAGGCCACTGCATTGTCTTTTCTAGCATTAAGGCAATGCGTAGAGGCTTTGGCATCTTTCCAATGCGCAGCAGTTCTTCGGTGTCATCTTCGGATGCATAGGTCATGGCTTGAACTCCAAAATGCTGAATGTTTTTTCTACTCGGTCGAAAAAGACCGCCAGCGCGGGACGGCACCCGCAGCCAGCGGCCTTGCAGACGGCCAGGTGCATTTTCGATGGCTTGAGGTACGCCATGAGCATGTGCCTGTTTTTGTCCATCAGTATCTCCAGACAGTGATCTCGACCACCCACAAACGCAGGATGAATTCATTGTCCTCGATGCCGACGGCGAACAGTGGCCAGCGGCGCTTGAACCACTCCACGTCAAATTGCCAGCCGCGCCTCATGATTTCACCTTGTCCAGCTCCAGCCGGATGTAGTGCAGCACTTGGGCAGACAGGCTGCGCGTGTTGCGCTCTGCCTCGGCCTTGAGCTTTGCCATGATCTCGTCCGGCAGGCGAACGGTCACGTATTGGGTCTTGTTTTTGGTGGTCATTCCACAATCTCCCAATCTTCAGAAAGCATGTCGGTTTGGCTCGCCAACCAGCCAGGCAGCATTGCGCGACGGCCTTGCGAGTTTGTTGTCCACATGTCAATGTGCGGCAGGATTTCGCATTCAGAGATTCCAGCCTTTCCATACGGCGTGTCTGGCTTTGGATGAACCACAGGAGTGCCATGGACAAGCACCAACCACATGCCTTTTCCATTCCAGCCTTTGCGTGCGACTTTCTGACCAGCCTTGAGTGATTCGATGGCTTGGCCAAACGTCATGCCTTCGCATGGACGGTATGCGCGGTCGAAAACGTCAGCAGGCGACCAGCTCACATAACCGGCGTAATGGTCGGTGTTGCCTTTGCCTCCATCAACATATTCGACAAGGTAGCCTTCGTCGGCCCCGTTCTCGTCGGCTGGCAAAGTCCAGCCTCGGAAGTCGTTGTAGGCCTGCCGTGTCATTGGCTTGGCATTGATCAGTTTGGTTCCGATATAGCGTTTCATGCTGTCTCCTTTGCGTCTTCAAACATATCTGCAGTCGCAGGCCCACCGGCCAGCTCGACTGGGATGCCACTGGTCAGCAGGCTAACCAGATCATCTTGGCCAGCCACCTCAATGTCGAAGCGCGTCTGCGCTGCGTGCCGGATGGCCTGGGCCTGGTTGCCTGCGCGAATCAGGCGGTGCTTGTTGGTCTCCACGTCGGTGACCAGGTAGATGCGTGTGCTCATGGTTACTCCTCAAAAATCGATGTCGTCGAAGTCCTCAAACCCAGACCCCTGCTGCTGCGCTGGCGCTGCCTGTGGCTTCGGCTTTGGCTGGCTCTCTGCCTGCTCACCACCGGCCACAAACTCCAGGTCTGCGATGCGTGCGGCCATCTTGCTGGCCTGAGTGCCATCGCCTTTGGTGTATGTCTGGATGTGCACGTCCTCCAGGTAGGCCACGATCTGCTTGCCTTTGGTCAGGTACGGCGCGAGCGATTCCACCCGCTGGCCCCACAGAGAGGCGTCAACCCACTGCGTTGGCCGCTTGCCGTCGTCGCCTTTCTTGCCGTATGTGAACGCCAGCGAGACGTTGGCCACCGCTGCCCCGCCTGGTGTGTATCGCACCTCGGCGTCTTTGCCGATGCGTGCCAGTCCGTTTGCTTTCATGCTTGCTCCTTTGTGAAGTGATTAAATGATTCCGTGATTGGCAAATTCGCCATGAAGGGTTCCCCTTGCTTTTATGGCAGCCTGTTTCGCAAGTTCTAGGTCATCAAAATGGCCGATGAATATCCGCTGCGTTTTCACTCGAATCCGAACGCGCCATTTCTCTTTTGCCTTATGCCAATCAACATTTTTTACGCCAGATGTGTTTGTTGATCGCATCGCTTGGTTCCACTCATTGCAGGCGCGTGTCGCAGGGCGAAGATTCTCAATCCTGTTGTCCAGCTTGTTGCCGTTGATGTGGTCGACTTCCTCTGGCCAATAGTCGTGATGCAGGAAAAATATCACCCGATGCGCCAGATGTTTCTCGCCTTTAATCGCGACCTGCCAATATCCACGGTTGTGCAAAAACCCGGCTTTTTGTCCTGCTTTTGCTTTGTTGTTTCGATCTACTTTCCAGATCAAGTGACCGTCTCGATACTCAAGGAGTTCTGTGATTTCTGACTTGTTCATGTCTGCTCTCCTGTTGATTAAGATTCAATCGGCAATATCACGAGCTTGTGCGTTTTGACGCAATCAGTACAGAGCACGGCCCAGTCACCGAGGTTATCCAGTTTGTGATTGCAGTCCTTTACCAGCTCGTCCTTTTCGATCTTTTGGCCCCAAGAACCATTACCGTTCTTGTCAGGCCATTCGTAATTTAGATTTGCGTCGTAGAAGGCTTTGCATCCGCACACGTCGCATTGTCTGTAGTCCGCCATTGCCATCACTGCGCTCCTTTTTGCTTTGCGATCCATTCCTCGCGGCCAATGGACACGCGAGCGATGCCTGCGTCTCGAAGGTCGCGGCCGTTCATGTCTGCTCTCCTGTTGCTTTGGCGATGGCGGCGTGGGCCTGATTTTGCGCAAGATCGCAAATTCTGAGGTTCTCGTAGAACCACTCTCTCCAAGCGGCTTCACCCTCTGGCGTACTGCGATCTCGGCCCGCTTTGACAAACCCTTCTTCTTCGCGGCGCAGCCACTCGGCAAAGGTTTGGCACGCCTCCAGCAGATCAGGCGCAGCCGCGATCAAAAGTGCGTTGGCTTCAAGTGGATAGCCTTTAAGATTTTCACCAACCCAGCCAACATGAACAACTGCCAAAGGTTTATCCCCAGCAACCCTTCCACCTCTTTCATAAAGCTCGGACGGAGAACGTCTCCAAATGCAACCAAGTGAATCCGCGAACCACGGCCCCGGTGTGTGCTTGCTCATGCGTTTCTCCAAAATGGTTTTTCGATAATCGCTTGGCCTGTGGACTTGGAAATCTTCATGGTCAAATCGAATTCCTTGACAAGACCTTCCAGTGTTATGCCGATTGGCAAGCGGTCAGCGTATACGCCGCCGATCTCGCAAGACTCGCCAGACAGCTGAACCTTTTTGAGTGCGTGGCGCACTGCGTCCAAGTGGTAGTCGCTCATGCTTCCCTCGCTTTCAACATGGCGTCGGCAAGTGCATAGGCTGTTTCCGCGCACCATTGGAATTCAGCTTTTTGTGGATATTGCCCTGTCGTTGGGTGGGGCGCACAAACAGCTTGCATCGCCTTGGCCGCAAAGTAGTCGCGCAGGGTCATGCCCGTGGCAACGCTATAACCCGCCGTTGGTGGCTCAACAAAAGGAAACGCTGGCCCGCCTGTGTTTGTGTTGCTCATGATGCGTCCTTGTAAGACTTGATGAACTCGACCTCGCGCTCGATGTCTTCCAGGAACTTCACCACCTCGGTCTCCAGCTCCTTGATGGCCTTTTCGTCACGCACAACCCGGCGAATGACCATTTGCGCGTTTTCCGGGAAGTCTGAGTTGTAGGACACGAAGTCGCACCACTCGCGCTCTGCAATCCAAAGCTGGCCTTGCACCTGCCAGCGGTAAGCTGTCGGGCACTTTCCTGCCTCCAGGCGCAAATACTCCAGGTGGGTCTTTGGCATCGGGCACTTGTATTCGGTCATGCCGTTTTTGCCGACCAGACCGTCTGGGCTGACCCCGACCTGCATGGTGTCGTGCATGCAGAAGCCGATTTCCTCGACCAGCTGGCCTGTGCTGGCTTCATACGCCAGCCTGGCCAAAGGTTCACGCTCTGTGCCTTGCTCCATTGCAAACGTGGTCTTGAACTCGTCACGCACTCCGGTGATGCGCTCCAAAGCCAAAGCCGTCAGGTAAGTGGCTCGGGTTGCCCCGCCACCCTTGGCCATGATGTCGCTGAACTTGGATCCGGATGGCACGCCAACACGCGCCTGCTTCCATTCCTCTGTCCCTTGGTCGGCTGTGATGATTCTCATGCTGCCTCCTGCTCGTCAGCGGCCTTTGCTGCCTTCTTGAGGGCTGGGCCTTGGGCTTGCCAGAACGCAGCCTTGTGCGCTGACTTGGGCAATGCCTGGAATGCTGAGACAAGTGTCTCGTTGCCTTGCAATGCAGCCTCACGCATGGCTGGCAGCGTCTCTGCTTCGTATTCTGGATAGCCGTCCAGCTGCTTGGGTGTTTTCTTGCTGGTGGCTTGGCCGTCATCGTCCTCTGGCGCAATACCGCAGGCGGCCATCAGGCTGTAGCGGCGTGCGTAGGTCAGGGCGCTGCCGTATCCCTGGGCGTCGTGCTTGACCGCAGGCACGTGCAGTTTGCCTGCTGAAAACACCTCGCCAGATTCGTGAATGAAGATCGTCTCAACCAGGATTCCAGATTCACATTCGTGGGTTTGCTGCATCAATGCGATGCCATTGTTGTTCAGTCCATCGATGACGGCCTCGATGCAGTCACCCAGGTCTGCATACTTGGCCTTCAGGTGTGGGTTGGTCTTTGTCTTGAGCGCAGGCCCGAATGCTCGCTGGGCCTTGACCAATGCTGCTGCGATTTCTTTCATGCTGTCTCCTTGGTTTTCATGCTGTTTGCGATGGCCTCGATCAGTTCCTGGGCCTGCTGTGGCGTCATGTCGATCCGAACGCTACCGCCTCGGATGTGCACGCCCATCGAGATGTATTCCTCGTTGGGGCTGATGATGACGGCATTTCCGTCGTTCACCGTGATGTAAAAGTCGTCTTGCATCGAGTTCACCTTTCGTGGTTGGTTGTTGGTGAAACGAATCATAGCATAGTGCAAGAGGATTTTGTGCGATCGGCAAAAAATATTTTTGCACG